GATGTTTAATAACTTCATTATATACCTCTTTCGTGTAGGTTAGCTGCAATTTCACTATCAAAACTTTCAATTAAATCTATACATTCTAGGCAAAATAAATCACTATCAGAATATGTTATGTTAGTTATTTTAAAATCTTTTCCGCACCTATCACAAATTAGGGCTTTCATTTGTTATATACCTTTTTCTATTTGTTTTCTAACATACTCTCTAAACTTATCTTCACTAAATCTTGTGTTATCCTGAGCAAGTGTATTGATTAATTTATCGTAAACTGATGAGACTCCATCCAATTCTGTTTCATTTTTGACATCCAGAATACTTTCAGCAATTACGTTTGCCAATTTTATGTAGTCTTTTCTCGTCATTTTATTCTCCTATTTAGTTTATCCTATCACAAGGTTTTAAATTTGTCAAGCAATTTCAATTCCGATTTTTAGGACATTCAATATCGTGTACTTCTTTTAGGTAAATTTCTAATGCACTATCCAACGTAATATTCTTGTTTAGACTCAGAATACATATATAGTCGAATTCTTGTTGTGTTAGGTGCATTTTTATTTACTCCTATTGTTTATGGTTAGTGTCATTTAATAGGTTTAATATGCAATAGCTATGCCATGCCTATTATTTGCATAAATATATGATTTAATTACTGTACAATAAATGACACACTATGTAAATATGTAACCAATTCCACAATATCATGACAATAATTGACACAATAAGACTTGATAGGACAAGTGTACATTATTGTACACTATAGCATATTACTATAGCATAGTATAATGTATAACATAATGCTATATACAATATATAGGGCTTGCTATAATATGTTACATACTATATATAGTATAGTATAGCTGTTGATATCCTGTTGATATGCTGTGATTATCCTGTGATTATCTTGTGGATATCCTGTGAATAAACCTGTTGATATCCTGTGGATAACCTGTGTATAACTTTGCCCTTACCCAAGCCACCCCACCCCAGGCCAGGGGGAAGGGTGGTCAGATGGGGACTGAATTTTCGCATACTTTTGCATAGAACCCTATCCCACAGGGTTGTGGTAGAATATATTTTCAATAACCCTCCTTTTTTGGTCAATAAACTTGACTTTGGCACTTTCAATATGATATAATTATAGTATACACTTCAATCATACCTTCATCATCTTCATTAAATCTGAATTATATATTATAATAATATAATATATAAAACCTCCTATAATAATAACAATGAATATAATATTAAAGACTATAACTTATTTTAATAATAAAATAAACAAAAAACTCACTTATATATATAATAATATTTATACTTTTGATTTGGTGGATTTATTATTATATATTGTATTGATTATATTATTCTTTCCTGTATTATATTTATTTACAGGAATTCTTACATTAATTAAATTCATTTATAAATATTAATATTCATTGGCAGGAGTTGGTTGTGCATAGGATATTATTTGATGTCCCATACGAAATAATTAAATCTTTTGAATCAAGAATATTAATTACTAAAATAAAAAAAGATTTTACTATATTACAATTGTTTAATGAATTGATTAAAGTAATTAAATCCAAACCTATTATCCTGATTGAAAAACTGGGGGGGATTTGTGGTACGAATTGGGAAGAGGAAGGCCCCCACAGAGAAGATATTATTAAAATTGATCCAAGACTTCGCTTGGCAGAACTCCCAGGGGTTTTAATACATGAGTTATTTCATACTCTATTCCCTCAACTTCATGAGAATGAAGTATTATCTCTGGAATTTATGTTTGTGAAAAAAGCTAAGAAATGGCAAATAAATAAGATTGTAAACCTTTCGGTGCAGTATTGTAAACTTGATTTTCGGTTTTATATTAAAAGGGTTCATGTAAAAAATATTCTAAAGAGGAAATAATGGGTGGGTTTAACGATCCTGAAACTAATAAGAAGGCCCAAGAAAAAAGTTTGGCCACTAGACGTGCAAAGAAAAATACTCAGTTGATGAAACTGTTTGATGATGATATCCCTCCTACTCCTGTAGATCAATTGAGTGCTGAATCATTCAAGGAGTTACTTCCAGGGTTCCAGCCTTCTTTAGCACAACTGAAAATACTTGCTGTGGCCCTCAGTTTAGAACATGGTGATTCGATAAGAGGATGGTTTAAAGCTGCTGAACTGAATAGGAATGATTGGTATATATGGATTAGGAATCCAGATTTTACAACATGGTGGAATAAAAGTTTTAATAAGGGGATAGAACAATATCGTGGTGAGTGGGTTGCGATTGGACTCCGTAGGATGAACTCGAATGACCCTGACAGATTCAATTATTGGAAAGCTGTAGGAGAGAAAATATTCGGGTTTATCACAGAGTTGAAAGTTAAGCAAGATAAAAGTCCAGAGGAAGAACAACTTACTAAGGAATTATTAGAGTTAGTTAAAGATGTGAATATGGAAAGAAATATGAAACAAGTTGATGGAGAAGTTATTGATATAGTGATACCGAAGGAGATTGAAAATAATGGTGTTAGCTAAAAATGTAACTGCTGATGATGCACAAGTTTCTACGGTAGGAAGTCTTTGGGGATATTCGGTAAGAAAAAATATTGCCTTTTATATTACTCTTAGAAGCGGGAGTGTTTCTGGTAGTATTCTGGCGCATATAGAAGCTACTGGTGCTGGTGGAGAATCTACTGTATTTTTTAATAAAGGTGTAGCAGCTAGTGGTATATACGCTAATCTTGAATCTGGTACATTCCCAACAGGACTTGTAATTTATTTTGGTGGATAAGGAGTGGAATAAGTGCGTAGACAAAGTGCCCCTCAAGCTAATGATAGTGGAGAAGTTGTAAGGAATATTCCTTCCGGTACACAGGATGTGAATATTGTGGGTGGGGGTGGTAGTGGAGTACAATATGATGAAGATACTGCTTCTGTTGCTGCTGAAAAAATTACAATGGCAGGGGTTGTTCGTAAAGATACTGCTGTTTCTTTAGTTGATACTGATGGAGATAGAACAGAATTAGAAGTAGATTCTGCTGGTAGACTGCATGTAAGTGCAAGTGCTGGTGTTGATGTTACTGATCGTGCGCTTCGTGATAATGGGAAGGTTGATATAGCTGCCTTCGATGCTTCACTTCCAGCAGGAACAAATAATATTGGTGATGTAGATGTTTTGAGTTTACCGCTTCCAACAGACGCTAGTACAGAAACTACTTTAGCTCTTATTAAAGCTAAAACCGATAATCTTGACGTAGCATTATCTACTCGTACAAAACCAGCAGATACACAGAATGTTCAGATAGCTGCTGAGACAGCAAATAAGATTGAAGTCCAGGGAGATGTAGCGCATGACGCTGCTGCTGCTGGCAATCCAGTATTAATAGGAGTTAGAGCAAATGCTAATGAACCAACTGCTGTCGCTGATGCAGATGCAACACATCTTTGGGCTGATCTTTTTGGAAGATTGGTTGTTTTAACAGGACATCCTTCACCAGAGGCTCCTGTTACAGCTAATGGCGGTGCTGCTGGATTATCAGTAATTGCTGCTCCAGGTGCAAGTCTTAGTCTTTATATTTGTAAAGGAAGTGTTCATAATAGTGCAGCAACAGAAAGTGTTATTTCTTTGAGGGATGGTGCTGCTGGCACAATTCGCTGGACTATTAATGCTGCTGCTGATGGTGGTGGATCATTATTTGATTTTGGTTCAAGAGGATGGAAATTAACAGCTAATACTGCTTTAGTTGCAGATATAGGAGCAGCTACAGGATATATTAATATTACAGAATACTATATAGCACCATAGGAGATTCAGCATGGCATGGGTTAGAACACAAAATGTTTCAGGGAATAATAGTAATAATCCAAGCACCTCAATATCTAGGACTATCACAGCACCAGCAGCAGGTAGTTTGATTGTAACTGCGGTTGCAATCGACAAGAATTCTGGAACACTTACTACCCCCAGTGGTTTTACACTTCTTAATAATCATGTAGCAACTGATGTATCAGGAGGGTTAGCATATAAAGTTTCTGATGGGACTGAGACAACTGTGGTATGGAGTTGGGTAACATCTCATGAAGCATGTTCTTGGGTTGGTGTGTATACAGGACTTTCTTCAATACCAGAAGATGCGAAGGCAGAAGCCAACTCTGGTTCAAGTGCGGTTACTTCACAGACTAGCGGTACAACAGCAGCAATCGCTGGAACACCAGAACTAGGAGTAGCTGTAATGGCAGCAGATACCGCTAACAACGTATTCACAGGCAGAGCATGGAGTAATGGTTTTGCAGAGATAGCATTTCAACCTGGAGATAATGGTGTAATCGCAGGAATGAGTATAGCAGAAAAAAACATAATTTCTGCTGGTACTGTAGAAACCACATTTAGTACAACAGACAGTGGAGATCAACTATGGGCGAGTGTGGCGACATTTAAAGAGGAAGCTGTTGTTGGTGGATTAAAAACATTAGCACTCACAGGAGTTGGAAAATAATGTGGAAATTAATAAAATTATTTTTTTGGGTTTGGCGTTCTAAGCAGTTAAAAGAAGCATGTGAATATTCCATCACAAAGACAGCCAAGGATATATCATTCAGTTATGCTGATAATGATATGGTGAAGCAAGCAGAGTCCCACCAGTGGGCAAAGTTGTATATGAAGGAGTATGGTGGAGAAGCAAGTGATTCAGAGATAAATTTAATGATCGAGATATTATTTCAGTTAAAGAGGGGGAATAAGAATGGCAACTGTAACTTTGAAACGAAAAGCACTTCGATTAGGAAGAGCATCTGCTCAACCTAATGATTGGGATGATTTTGTAACAGCATTAAATAAACTTACTACATTGTGCAATGAGTTGAAGGCAGATTTTAATGCTCATGCTCACGGTGGAGCCGGTACAGATACCACAACCTCTGCTGCGGATGCAGATAGTTTTGCTCAAAAAGCATAATAATTTTAGCTTATCTACCATGTGTAGAAAAAGTAACGATATTGTTTGAACAATATCAGTTCACGAAAGATGAACAATGGAAATTACTGAACAAAGAATAAAAGAATTATCTGCTGAAAGTAAAGTTGGAGCATTGAGAGCTATTTATGCTAATGACTTCAAATTATTTAGGAAGAATTTAGTTTACACTCTTGATGAACATGATACAACTGGAAATGCTATTAAGAAATTTCCAGCATGGGCTTACTTGGATGAATTGGATAATGACCTCCTTCAATATCGGTGGCTGTTCGTTCTTAAATCAAGGCAGATGATGGCAACTTGGGAGTTGGTATCTTATTTACTTTGGACTATTCTCTTTCATAAAGGTAAGAAGGTAGCCTTTCAATCAAAGAAGGGTGATGATGCTGATGCTCTTGTACAAAGGGCGAAGGTGATATATGATCATCTTCCTAAGTGGAAGCCTCTAGCAGAGTTTAGTTATTCCAGAATCAAGGTTCCAGAGATGTATTCGGATGGGTATGGCATCCCACAAGGCCCTGACCAGCTTAGATCATACACTTTCTCGGTGATATTTTCTGATGAGTTTGGATTTCAAGAACAGCTTCAAGATACATTTAGTGCTTCTAAGCCAGCAGTTGATGGGGGAGGACAATTTATAGCTGTAACAACTTGGCCCAAAGGCAGAGCCAATTTTAAAAAGAATTGGATGCAGAATCCAGTGTTTCAACAACCAAAGGGAAAATTAGTAAAACTTCATTACAGTAGACGACCAGACAAAGATGATATTTGGAAAAGAGAAGCCAGGAAGGGATATACAGAAGAAGCATGGAATCGTGAGCAGGAAATGATTGAATTAGGAGAAGGTAGAAGAAGGATATTTGAACCATTCAGTGAACTTCGTCATATTAATTCTGGTTTGATATACCAGAAGGAGAAAGTAGTATTAAGAGGTTGGGATTTTGGATTTCATCGTCCTGCATGTTCTTGGAGCCAGATAGATGATCAAGATAGATGGAATGATTTGTACGAAATATTAGGACAAGATGAGATTTTAGAGAATTTTGCTCCAAAAATTATTGCAGAAAGTAATATAAGATATCCTGACGCTACGTTTATAGATTATTGTGATTATGCTGGAATGCAAAAATCAGATAAAAACAGAAGAACATCTATCGAAATATTGAGAGATTTTATTAAACAGCATCCTATTTGTCGTCCTAATCTTGATATTGAAGATGGACATGAAATAATCAGGAAGAAAATGGTTATGTGGATTGGGCCTAGACCTGGATATCAAATTCACCCATCGTGTGTGAATAGTATTGATGGATTTTTGTCAGGATATATTTATGCTAGAGATGGTAAAACTCCAACAGGCGATTTAAGAGATGAAGATGAGAAGGAAAATAATGAAAAAGATTATTACAAACATCTTCAAGATTGCCGAAGGTATAAAATCCAAAATATTTATACCAATAAGGGAGACAAAATGAATACTGAAACAAAACTTAATGCCAGACAATCTAATTCTTATAATTCTGCATTGTTAAGGATGAATGCGAGAAGGGGAATGTAATGCCAGAAGAAATTTTAGAAGAAGAATCTAGTCAAGAATTTCTGATCGACAATAAAAATTACGCAGAAGATACAGAGAAAGCTGCCGAGGCGTTATCTTTTCTTGACAAAGTTTCTACAGAATTGCAGATGCGTAGAGGGCTATTGAATGCGAAGTATTTAGAGTATTACAATATTTATCGCTGTACATTTGATGTCAGATATTATAATGGTGAAGCACAAGTTTACGTTCCTATTTTGAGAAAAGCGTGTGAGCAGTTTGTTTCAAGAATTAAAAGAGCATTGTTTCCCACCGATGATGTTTTTGATGTAGAACCAACCGACAATGATATGGATGATGAATCTGATGCTATTTATGATTACATGAAATGGCAGGTAGAAAAAAGAGTTAAGCTAAAGCAAAAAGTTGATAGATTTCTTAGACAGCTTGTCATGTACGGATGGGCAGTGATTGAATGCGGATGGGAAGAAGAAGTTAAGAAAATTATAGGATTAAGAAAGAGGCAAACGCCAGTAAGAATAAAACAAACTGATCCCATCACTGGAAATACTTATTATGAAGAAACTGGTGAGATGGAGACAGTTATTGAGGAAGCTGAAAAGAAAATTGTAAAGAAACGCAATCCAACATTTGATGTACAAGATAATTTCGCTACATATTTATGGCCACACACAGCTAATGATATAGATGAAGTGGTTGGGGTAATCACTTTAAGTAAACAGACTCGAAATCATCTAGTATCACAAATGAAAAAAGGGATATATGTTAATGTCAATATACCAGAAATATCTCTGGGAGATGTATCAGACCAGTGGAATTGGTCAAAGGAATATAGATTAGCCAAAGACGGATTGACCGATCAGGAAGATTCACAAAAAACCTTCTTTAGAGCAACACTTATTAAATATCAAGGTCTTTATAACTGGGGAACAGAAGATGATCCAGACGAGCAAGAAACGATAATCACGACTATCGGTGGGAAGATTTGTATTGAATTAAGGAAGTGTCAGTATTTTGATAATGAGAAGCCATTTCTACTTGGTCGCATTAATGAGTTAATGAATGAAATTTATTCTTCTGGTATGTATGAGCCTTTGGCTTCATTACAATATTATTTTAATGATACAGCTAATCAGACATTTGATAGTAATTATTATTCTCTTAACCCTATTGTCAAGTATGACCCAGGCAGAGTAGTAAATATAGCTTCTATCGCATTCGCACCTGGGGCTATGTGGGCATTGACCGACCCTTCTGCTGCTGATATCATCAGACCACCAGAAGTGGCTTCTATCGGATTTAGCATCATGGCACAAGTTAAGGGATTGATCGAAGAATATCCTGGTTTACAGAATATACCAATGACGGGAAGAAAGGCTGCGTTGCATATACAAGCACTTCAGCAAGAATATTCACTTCCAGTACAGCAGATCGTTGAGAATTTAGAAGATACTATAATGTCTCCTTGGTTAAAGAAGGCTTATAGCAGAGTACAACAATTCTTGAATAAAGCAGAGATTGTGAGGGTAACTGGTAGAAAGGGTGCTAAATATTGGAGAACAATCGACCCTGAGAATCTCGTAGGAGATTATAATTTTTATTGGAGAGGGGCTAATCAGACTACCAACATACATATTAAATCACAACAAATAGCACAATTCTTAAACACAATGGCTCCTTGGGTACAATTAATGATGCAGCAACAGAAATTACCTAATATTGAATGGCTATTGAAAGAATACTGGTCAGATGGGCTTGCTATGGATGGTGAAGATAAACTATTCATCAGTATGCAGGATGAAAGAGCATTACCTCCTGAGATTGAAAATATGATTATGGCATTGGGCAAGCCACTTCCAACTAGCATGGGGGATGACCACCAAGGACACATGCAAGCACACCAACCATTACTACAATCAGACATGCCTGAAATTGTGGAAATAGCCAGAATGCACATGGAGAAGCATCAGAAAGATTTTGAAAATATGCAGAAATTAATGCAGCAACAAGCTGCTGCTCCACCACCAGAACCACCAGCAGAGCCAGGACAGGAAGTGGAAGGCGAAAGAATGATGGAAGGAAATCAACCAATAGGAAATTTTAGGGGGTAGAGAAGAATGAAACATGGAACACCAGAACACAAAGAAGAAATGAAAAAGAGGATGAAAAAACCCTCACCCAAAATGCTCGGTAAAGGTATGGCAAGAAAAGCAGTAGAAGCATTGCATAAACGTAAAACTCGATTAGAACAAATGGAAGCACAATTGGAAGGGAAGTCATTTTAATGGAAATGGATTATAAAGCCATAGAGTTGTTAGAAAAGGCTATAAAATTACATCAAGTTCACATGGATTATCCAAAAACTGCTGATGTAGAATCTCAAAATAAGCTAATGATGTATATTAAAGATGCACACCAAGCATTAAAAGAAAACTTTATAGAGGAAAAGATGGAAGGAGTAAAATTTTAATGGCTGGAAAAGTAGAAAAAGTAATGGGAGAGTATAAAAGAGGCACGTTGCATAGAGGTAAGAAAGGCCCAGGGAAAGGTGCAAAAGTAAAGAGTAGGAAACAGGCTGTGGCGATTGCTCTCAGCGAAGCTAGGGAAGCAGGAGAGAAAGTTTCTCCATCACCAGCAGAAAAACGATTAAGAGGGAAGAAATTTTAATGGGTAAAACGTGGAAGGATTCTGAAAGTAAGAAACCTATTTATACAAGTAAAAAACAAATTAAGAGCAGGGGGTAAGTCAGTAGTAGACTACTCGGCTTGGAACCGAGAGGACATTGGTGCGAATCCAATCTCCCTGACCAAATTAAGGAGAATATTAATGGCAAAAAGAGCAATGCCCACTGTTCCTGGGACACCAAAATATCCAAGAGGGGAACCACTTTTATTACCTAGAGCAAGAAAAAGGAAAGCCAGGGTTGCTCCATACCCCAAAGAATTTGAAAAAGAAATAGAAGGAGAAAGAGAAGAAAGATTACAACGACTTGAAAAACGATTAAAAGGTAGAGCAATTTAAGGAGATGATAGATGGACTTTCAAAATCTTAGTGCAGATTATGAGAAATTAACAAAGTGTTTAAAGGATGCTGAGGAATTTGATAAACTATGTAAAGAGAATCCAGAACACATAAAACAAGTGTTTTTGGACGGAATGAAATCCGAGTTTTGGAGATTTTTTCAGGGCTGCATGGTTAGAACCAAATGGAGTATGGAACAAAATCTGAAGGGAAAAACAATAAATAACTTGGATGATTGTATTACACTAGCAAAGTTTAATACAATATATAAACAGACAGATGAATTAATAAATTTTCCTGAGAATTTCTTAAAGACACTTTTGAAAATACAGGAAAAAACAAATGCCAAAATCGCTGGCTAAGCGTAAAATAGGAGGATATAATGGCTGATCAAGAAGCGTCAGATCAGGTTGACGTTAAAGATACTGATGAACAGAAAGAAGATACAGAGGAAGTTAAAGAAGAAGAAGTCGTTGAGGAAGAAGAATCAGAGCATGAAGAAAAAGTGCCTTATTCTCGATTCAAGGAAGTTGTTGATGAAAAGAATACACTTAGAGGTTTGACTGATACTCTATCTCAATTAGTTACTCAAAATAGAGGATTGACACCAAAGGATAAGGAATTTGAGTGGCCCGAAGATGTCGATGCTAATACAAGAAAAGCTGTAGAACAATATTACAGACAATTATCTGGCAAGCAAAATGCAGCCAATGAGGAAATCTTAGGGGCTGTTATTGACAGACTTGATGAAGTAAAGGCTTCTGTTGCTAACCCTCAAATTAAAAAATATACCAGGGAGATAGATACTATTCGTAAAGAATATTCTAATTCAGGGGCATATTTAACTAGGGAACAGGCATTTGAAATTGCTGTTACTAGGGGGTTGATTAAGAAAACTTCCACTGGAAAACTCATTGTTAAAAAGTCTGATGTCAGAATAAGCAAAGAAAAGACCAATAACAATGTCAGTTCTTCTAAGGATAAAATAAAGAAGCCCATGCGAGACATGAATGACAAAGAACTAGATGAAAGCATGGTTGATGTAAAATTTTAAGGAGAGTGATTTTTAATGTTCAAGTGGTTATCCAATAAGCTATCTTCTTGGTTACAACCTAAGATGGCTGGTGGAGCAGATACCACATC